CTTATGTTGGCTGTCGTCGTCACCGTTGTTTCCTCGCTTGCTCGTTCAAGATACTAACCACCGTGGCTAGCGCCTGCCCGCTGAACGGGATGTCGGGTGGCCAGTACCCGGTGCTGACCAGCACCACCGCTAGCGCGTAGTGGTACGAGCCCTTCAGGAAGGGTTTTCGGGTTCCTCCCCGACAACCTCAATGGCGGCCAGCTTCTTGACGTAGTCGTCGAACACTGCCGGCACCACGATGCCTGCCTGCTTGCAGGACTCGAACGCCATGAACGCCAGATCCTCGACGCCAATGCCGGACGCCAGGTCGGATGCTTTGCGCTTGTATTTGCGCTCCCAGGCGACGACCACGAACAGGTTTGTGGTGACGGTGTAGTCTTGGCCGTCGTTTGTGGTGACGTGCAGGTGCAGCTGCATTGTTTCTCCCTCGGTTGGTAGGTGTGGATCAGGTGACGTCGCGCACCCAGGTGCCGCCGGTGAACGTGGCGGTGACCATGGCGAGCTCGCCCACGGTGGACGCGATTGGCGTGAAGTTTTCCAGCATGCAGTTCGTGATGACGTACTCGGGGTTGGTGGCCGACTCGGTGGTGCCCGACGGGCTGATGGTCAGCACGGTGGTGCCGGTGCCGACACAGCTGGACAGGATGCCCTCGACCTCGGTTGCGCCGTAGCTGAGGAACATTTCCAGCGTCACCTCGACGCTCTGGAGGCCCGACACGAAGCGGTGGCCGGTGTCGCCCATGGCGGTGGACTCCAGCGGGTCGACGCCGATGGTGACGGTGACCGACCGGCACTGGTCGGACAGGTCGGTCGTGGTGACGCCTTGGGTGATGTTCACGGTGGCGTTGGAGAGGAATGTGCTGGTGGCCATTGTGTTCCTTTTAGTTGCGCCGCACGGCTACCCGCACGGTCAGGTCGTATGTCGGCAGCTCCTGTCCGCCGCCAATAATCATGACACCTGGGCGCAGGTCTGTCACGGCTATTGGTGAATTCATGATGGTGTCTGCCAATGTAAGCAGGAAGTTGCTGGCGTCCTGGTTGCCGGGTGGCGGCGCGCAGATCCTGATACGCAACGTGATGTCGCCCACGTTGTAGGTGAACGCCTCGACAGTTGGCAGCTCCAGAAAGAACGTCATGGGGCGGGCGTTTCGCGGGTCGGTGACAACCGCATACCCGGTGTTCAGGGCGGCTATGGCGGTGCTGGTGGCGTTTACCGCGTCCCACAGGATGCCTGAGACGGCCATTATGCGACCTGCGGGCGACCGACGCCAAGCAGCTGCAGAATGCGGCCCAACGCGCTGGGCACCGGCACAGTGCCCATGGCATCAAATGACGCAAACGAATCAGCGGATCCGCGTTCCCTATACAGCAGTGCGGCATACATGATCGTGCCCAGCAGGACGTCGTCGCCAGGCACTGTATGCAGTTCGTCAGTCAGGTAGCCAGACTCCAGCCGGCGTCGATACGCAAACTGGTTTGCAGCCTTGACACACTTAGTTATGAACGCGGTGTCGTTTGCGGTGGCCACGGCGATGCCTAGCCATTCGGTCACGTTGGCGTTGGTCGCCCATGTGCAAACAGGGTTCCATTCCAGCTCGCCGTACGGGTTGACTGCGTAGTAGGTGACGTTTGTACCGACGTTTTGGTACATGACCTGGTTGGGCACTGGGTTTTCGTAGTTGAACGTCCATTCGCCGGTGTCGTCGACGCCCGTGAATTCGTATTGGGGGCAGGCAACCAGCAGGGTGCCAGAGTCGTTGAACGATGCCGCAACGCCCGAGATTTCAATCTCTTGGCCGGGTGTGGCGTCGATGTTTGTCAGTAGTTGGAGGACTGCGTAGTCATTCAGGCGCATGGCCCGAATGACGTACGCAATCTCCGACATGACGTGCTTTCCGCGTTACGGTCAGGAAACCGTAATCTTCTGCACCTGGGTGTCGTCAGCGATGAACGCCGCAACGTACCCGTAGTAGCTGAACGTGCGGCCGAGGGTTCCGGGCACCTCCACCGACATCAAGCCGCGCACCTGCTCGTAGAACTCGATGGCTGCGCCGCGTGCGACGACCATGGTGCCGGCCGCGAAGTTGCGGTCTGCGACGAGGTTGAGGCCGAACGGGTTGAAGGTGTTTGCCACGGTGACGTTGGCTGCGCCCATGCCGTTGACGCCCATGAGGCCGGCTGCGCCGACGTACGGGAACACGGGGCGCTTGTCCACGTCAAGCTGTGCGCCGAGCGCCTGCCACACGCCGGGGGCCACGAAGATGTGGTCGGGCAGGAAGTTCGTTGCCAGCAGGATGTTGTACGCGGCCGTGTAGATGGACGAGATGAGCGTGGACGGGTCGTTTGCGGTGACCGACCAGGTTGCGCCCGATGCAGCACCGCCCGACACGATCGCATCGGCTGCGATGTCGTCGGTCTTGAGCAGGTACTGACCGGCAAGGTCGCGCAGGATGATCTCCATGGCGGCCGGGCTGGTGAAATCGACGTCCTGCACCGACAGGGTGACCTGCCCGGCGACGGTGGTCTTGCTGACCACGTTGGACGCGATGACGGGCGTGGTTGCCGACACCGGGTTCAGCTCGGGAGACTGTGCGCCCACCGACGTGTGGGTCGTCCAGGTCGGACGAATGAACGTCTTGCTGTTGCCGCCGTCGGGCATGGCGCGGGCGCCCACGGCTGCGACGACCGGGCGAATGTAGTTCAGATCCTGGAACACGGGGCCAAGCACCGGCACCGGGAGCAGACCGGGCGTGTCGGTCGTCAGGACGTCGCCTGCGGCGGCCTCAAACGCGGACTGCTTGCTGATCATGTAGTCGCGGGCGGCTGCGGCGACGTTTGCGAACGTCTGGCCACCAACGTGCATGGCTGCGAGGTACTCACCCGGGGTGGGCAGGTCAAACTTGCGCTTGGGCTGGGCCGGCAGTGCCGGGGTGGGAATGGCAGCTGCCTCGACGACGTCTGCCTGTGCGGGTGTGGCTTCCATGGGTTCCTCCTGTGGAACTTCGGGGTTTTCGGTTTCGTCGGGGTCTGTCGCTGCTTGCGCGGCTACTTCTGTGATGGTAGCACCTGCGAACGCCGGTATGGGAACAAGTGACAATTCTATCCATTCGGCTTTTGTGACGATGATGCGGCCCTGTTTGTCTTCGGTGAACTCAATCGGGTTGACGCCGACGGACACGTCCATGACGCCGTCGGCTGCAAGCACCAGCGCTTCGTCGCCCAGCGCGGTGCGCGAAATCCGCATGGAGGCCAGCATGGCCTCGTCGGTGTCGACGCGCTCAGCCACGATGCCGATCGGCTTGCTGGCGTCGTGGTACATGAAAACGCGGGGTGCCTTGCCGTCGACCGGCAGGCTGCCCGGCTTGAACATGACTTCCTGGCCGCCGCTCACCGTCGCGAAAACGTTATACGGCAGCGCAATCGCGTCGATGCGGCGCTCGCCGTCGTCGCCTTTGGCGGCTTGGACGCTGACGGAATCTGACGTGAAGCGGATCATGCGATTTCCTCCTGGGTGTTTTCCTCAATCATTTCGCGGCTTGTGTTTGCGTCGTCCATTTCGCCCAGGTACGCCTCGTAATCAAAGGCGACAAACGTCCCGTTGGGCAGGATGCTGTTGGAGCTGAGCGTGGACGCAATTACTTCGGCGTAGCTTTTGGTGCCGTACAGCCACAGATCCCAGCGCGACTCACGGCTGTTTGTGTACGCGTATGAGCCGGTCGGGACGCCCAACAGGTACGGCGGGATGTTTGCAATTTGTGCCATTTGCAGCGCTGAGAATTGGGCCGACTCGATCAGCAGCATTTTGTCTGGGGTGGCCGACGTTGGTTCGTACGTCAGGAACTCGTTCAGGGCGGCGGTCTGGTTGGATGACCGGGCCGCGTTGAACGCTGCCGACAGGTCGGCCAGTTCCTGTGCGCTGAGAGGTTCGCCACCGACCTGGCGCAGGATGCCTGAGGGTATTGAAGAAGCGGCGTTGCGTAGCCTGGCGTCCTCAATGCGTAGGGCAGTGGCGATTGTTTGCTCTGAGCTGTAGATCAGGCCTTGGCTTGCGCCGATGAATTGCACGACGTTTGCGGGGTCGAGCATTTCGCCGTTAAAGTACAGCTCGTTGCTGGGGGCGTACCACACGGGCCCGACCTGGTCGGGTGTGGTGATCGAGCCGGTCGGCAAACGGGTAAACGATGCGGGGTAGCCGTCCTGTGTGCGGCTGGTGACGTACAGGAACGCCCGGCCGTAGAAGAACAGGTCGTCAAACAGCCAGCTGATAAACGCTTCGTAGCTAATCGAGGGATCGGGACGGCGCAGCCAAGAGCGGGGCGCCAAGTCTTCGTCTTCCATTTCGCGAGTGTCCGGGTTCCACCGTTCGCGGTACATCTTCAACGGCATGCATGACAGGACGCTGGCATGCAGGTCGCGGGCGCGGCTGATTGCCGGCACCATCATGGCACGGTTGCGGGCCTCGCCTTCCTGGTAGGTGTAGTACTGCCCGATGAGGGACACGCCAGCAGCGTTGGGGTTGTACCCGCCGACAGCTGCGCGCACCGCCGGCTCGGCGGGACTGATCTGCGCTTTCGTTTCTTTGCGTGTAAACAGTGCCATGTCTCGATGTGGTGGCCACCGCCCGACACGGGGCCGCCGCAATGACCATACAGCACTAGGAAACCACAAGCATGGGTTTCTGTTTTGTTTGCGGACGGCTGACCAGGGCGATCGCCCAGACAGCTGTACGGGCCACCTCGATCGGGCCGGGCGACTTCTGCGATGACAGGACGTAGCCCTGCGCGGTCTTGACACCCACGGCACGGTTCATGTGTTCCGACAGGGTGCGCGCCCCGGTGTGCACGACCCGGTTTTCTTGGATCATGCCGCGCACCAGGCTGGTGTACTTGATCAGCTCGCCGTAGCCGACGGTGCCGGCGCGGCGGGCAAGCTCGGGCGGCAGGTGGATCTCCAGGGTTGGGGTCACCGCCAGGTTCACGGTCTTGTCGGCCATGACGCGGGCAACCTCGTCCCACATGGCTTCCTCAGAGTCGACCACGAACTCGACATCGACCATGATCTGCCCGTCGGCAATGGTGGCGCGAGTGCCGACATACCGGGCCTCGTCCACCGATGAGTCAATGGCGAGGACGCCGCCGCCAGGCATCGGGCGGTCGGTGGTGCAGCTCTCCCAGACGCCTGGGTCGAGCATTGCGCCCCGGGTCGTAATCCACTGGTTCAGGTGCGCCCGCAGGAACGACTCTTTCTTGGACGCGGCCCGCAGCGCGGCCAGGGTGACGGTGGTGCCCAGCGCGGGGTTGGCCCAACCCCACCAGCGTTCGTCCTTGGGGTCGGCCCCCATCGGCATCGACCACTCCGCAAAGTAGGTGTCGGTCAGGTTGCCGTTGTCAATGTCGGCCAGTGCCTGTTCCCGCATGTGGATCATGCTGTGGCTAGACATGTCGCCGGCTGTGGAAAAGCAGGCAAGCAGCGGGTTGGGTCGGGCAATCATCGAGGGCCGCAGCGCCTCGTCCATGGTGGCAGGGCTGATGTTCCACAGCTCGTCCACCACAATCAGGTCGTAGCTGCCGCCATGCAACCGTGAACTAGCAGCGCGAATCTCCCACGTCGAGCCGTCCGGCATGGTCACTTTCTTGCGCCCAATCTGCTGAATCTGTTTTCCGCCGAACCGCTCCACCAGAATCGGGGCCAAAGTGCTAAAGATTGCTTCGGCGCGGTCAAGCTGGTTAGCCGTAGACAGCACATGCTGGGGTCGGCCCAGCGTCGCGGCATGCTCAGTAATCCACCACCCGATCAGGCTGGTCAACAAAACGGACTTGCCCTGCTGACGGGCCGTAGACACCAGCGCCTCCCGCCGGCGCAGCTCCCCGCCCTCATGTTCGAGCATCCCGGTAACCGCATACACCTGCCAAGGCATCAAAGCCATCAGGTGACGCTCAGCCCAAGACGCGACAGCCGGCCCAAACGACTCATCCCCAAACCGCGCCGACTCCAGTCTGGGCTGCTCCCGGCCGATCCCGACAGCATCGAGCTGATCGGAGCCGGTCACCGCTGATCCTGGCTGGTTTGCAACAAACACGGAGAATGGAGGGTGCGGGTCT